TGATGACTTACAAATAAACGAGAACCTTCGTCAATGTCTTCTACTAATACAGTTGCTGTTGCACCTGAAGTTTGACCTGTAATAGTTTCACCATTGATAAAATCACCATAACTTGTATCTTCTAAAAGTATTCTATCACCATTATCATCACCTTGTTGATTTGTACCACTTAACTGTAAAAAGTTATTTGTAGCAGTTTGTGTTTCAAGTTGAACATGGTCTGGATCACCAATGTTTGTTAAAGTCATTTCTGCTGACTCTAAAAACTTATAATACTCTTTTACAAATTCTAAAAAGTATGGATGGTCTTCAAGCACAAAGTCTGGTGCTTGTTGACTTATAAGATGGGATAGTTTGTCTTTAAAATCGGCCATTAGGTACTGTAACTTGATGTTGTTGTGTAACCAACACCAGCGTTAGCAGAACCACCGACTATTGTATCAGGTGTAACTGTAATCGTGCTGTTAGCAACATCTATATTTAAAATTTGATTTCTAACAGGTACAATATCATTTGAGTTTGGTTGTACTGTTAATTCAATTACAGTTGAAGCAGAACCTCTAATATTTTCTATTGTAGAGATGTTAACTGAATTTATATCAACTTGTCCAGTTGAATAGTTAATTGTACCAGCAGTATTATCAACATAGGTTCTTACTGAACCTACCAAATAATATCTTCTTAAATTACCAGAACCATCATCATCAAAGAAATAAATGTTTGTTGCGTCTCCCTCAACTTTAAAACCAGTAGAACTTAAAACACCACCTTCAGCGGATCTATGTCCTGTATGTGGATTATATAAAGGATTAGAAAAATAAACTGTATAGTTTGTAGAACTACCTAATGTTGGTGTAAATGGTTTTCGTATTCTTAACGTTGTGATGTTTGACAATATACTTGAGTCAGCATCATCAATTAATTCTAAAACTTTTGAGTATCTAAAAATACTATCAAATTGATTTAGTGTATTATCATTGTAATTAGTTAAAGCGTCTGTAACATCAGTTTTTAAAGTTTCAGCAGTTTTAGTTGTTGCCTTTTCATTATACTTAACTGTTGAAGTTAAAAGTAATGATGTTGTTTCTGGATCAATAATAACTGGTGTTACTGATGCCACAGAATATTTTTTTAATTCAGTAACAATACTATTTTTTGTTGTATCAGTTAAAGTAGAACCTGAAGTAGGATTGATTGAAATATAAACACGACCATAAAAAGGTGTTTCAGCGTCTTCACCACCCCAAGCACTTACTGATTTTGTATTGGCATATAATTCTCTTACTTTTGATTTGTAATCTTCAATTGTTACAGCACGGTCTTGAGCTGCATAAGATTTTGGTGCATTAAATTTTATACTTTCATTTGATTGAGCTTCTGCACCATTTGCTGCATTTGAATTTACTGTGATTGATACATCACTAAAACCTCCAATGTTTCCTGAAAGTGAAAATGATGAAGCACCGTTTGCAGCAGTTTTATTTGTTACAACATATTTTAAAATAATAATATTACCATCATCTAATGCTCTACCTATAACACCATCACCAAAATAGATTTCAAACTTACCATCTTCAGCTTCTTGTAAAAAATAAACTCTACTTGTTGAATCTAATTGTGTGATTGAAGTTGCCTTTGTATAAGTGTTTACTGTTGTATCACCAGCACTATTTTGCACTTGAACTGTTAAAGTTGATGTATCAGCATTTGCTGATTGTATTAAAAATCTTTGGTCAACGTCTGAAGTATCAGCTGTGTATTGATAAGTTACATATGTACCTTCGTAAATATTTAAATTTGAAAAAGTATAAACACCATCAACTGGGGTTATTGTATTTGAACTTGTAGTTACAAAATTATAATTTACACCATCTACTGAAGTTGTAAATTGTGTACCAGCATTCATTGTTAAAGAAGTACCTGTTGCGTCATTTACAACCACGTTAATATCAGCGTTAGATGCTCTTGGTGAATTTGGAGTATAACCAAGTGCCTTTGCTAAAGATACAATACTGTTTCTTAAATCAGCTGTATCAATAAACATTTCATTTGCTAAAATGTTTGCGTTGTATGAAAGATAGTGTGTATTGTAGGCCAATAAATCCAAAAGAACGGACATGCCAGAACCTTCAAAGTCATAATCTTTAAATTGACTTTGATTGGATAAAAATCTTTTTAAGTTTGCTTTAATATTATCAAAGTCTAACTGTGATATGTTTAATTTATGTGATGACATTTTATCTTAGCCTTTGTAAATATTCAGTTACGATTATTGGATCAGGAACATTTTGAACATAAAAAGAAATTGTAACACCGTATTCATTTCTATTCATATCTCCTTGAACAACAATATCATTTAATTGAACTCTTGGTTCATAAGTTTCTAAAGTGTCTTTTATCCTGTCTTGTAACAATACCTCTATAACTGGTGTCATGTTTTCAAATAACAAGCTTCTTATATCACTTCCTATTTCTGGATGAAAAGGTCTTTCAAAACGATTTGTTAAAATTAAGTTTCGTACACTTCTTTTAACCGCTTCAACATCAGTCAATCTGGCTACATCTTTAGTAGCAGGATTTTTAGTAAAATTCAAATTTAAGTCTGAATAGATTCTATTTGACCTAGTTGAATTATTGGTGTTTGAAGCATCGTAGTTTGCCATAGAACTATTTATATCTATCCTGCGAATACATTTAAAGAACCTGAAATCATAGCACCAGCATCAGCACTATCAGTTATTCTTCCTACAGGTATACTATTTACTCTTACAGTAGATGAACCTGCATTTAAATTTGCTATATGGGCGGGACATACAGGTACAGGTGGATTTGGATGTGATACAGTAGGTGCACCAACAACAATAATGTTAATACCGTTTGCTTTTACAGTACCATTAGTGTTTGATGACGCAATTGTAGTAATTCCAGTACAAGCATGGCCTGTACTTAACGAATCACCAACTCTACAGATAGCAGGCATTATTTTCCTTGTCCGTTATACGCTTTCCAACTACGTTTTTTAGATTTATTCATTGATGAAAACTTAACACTTCGTTTTTTATTACCAAGTGATGATTTTTTGTAATTTTTTTCTCTTGCTACAAACGTTTTACTTACTTTTGCCATTATTTACCTAACTTTTTCTTTCTACCAAGTGGTAATTGTATTGAAGATACGATTTTTTTGCCTTTTTTACTAATATATTCAAATCCAATCAGTTGATTCTTAAAATTTTCTTGGACTGACTTAACAGCCTTCTTAAAACTTGTATTTTCTTTTTTTTCTTCTTGTCCTGATTCGTTCCAGAACAGAAATTCACGCATTTTTGCCATAATTTCCTCATTTTTTAGTGTTTTTTGTACTATTTATAACGGTTTTTGTTCTACTTTTGTTCTATATACGCCAGAATGCCGACAAGCTACGGAAGAATCGGACAAATATTCCATTTTTTACTTGATTTTTACATAAAAATGCGGTATATTAATAGTATATGAAAAACAAAAACACAAATATGAATATGGCAATCGTTAGAAATGTTGCATATAGACAAATCGGTAAAATAAACAAAAACATAAAAGAAATTATTGAAGTTGATAATACTCTTTTAAATATGATTGACATTAATATGAAAAATGCAATTAATAAAATCATTAACAACTACAAAGTATACCAACAAACTGGTGTATTAAAAATTAAATAGAAAGGACACTATGAATATAACAGACTTTAACACTATGATGACTACAATGACTATTAAGGATTTAAATAGTATGAAAGATATGATTAACAATGTTATAAAAGACAAAGTTAAAAATTCTATGGCTGTTGGTCAAAAAGTTAACATTGTTCAAAAAACTAAAAAGACGCCTGGCGTAATTACAAAAATTATGCAATCAAAATGTTTAGTTAAATGTAACTTTACAACTTATAGAGTTCCAATGACTATGTTGGAGGCACAATAATGAAAGATAAACTAACTACATTTTTTGGAGTAACTTTTAT